TTAAAAGGGTTGCAGTTTGACCGAGCCTTAGACGCAGCAAGAGCAGCTGACATAGGTATAAAAGGTCAGAGAGAAGTTTTGCAAGGAATGATTAACATGGAATTTGTTCAAGATATCATGAGTGTTTTAATTGAAGAAATTTCTGACAATGAGACTTTACAAAGAATCGGTGTGAAACTAAAAGCTATCGAACAAAAACATAGGGATATATAGAAATGCCTAAAGATGTTGTAAGCGTTGAGAGTGCTTTTGATTTACTCTCTAAAGGTCTTATGGACCAGAAAAAGTATGATGTAGGTTCTTTCAAAGAGTTTGTTCAAAACATATGGTGTCTTTCTTATGACAATCCTGAGTATTTTAAGGCATGGCATGTGGGATTATTAGCGGATGATATACAAGAATGTGTAGAAACAGGTATGAACTATGTTGGTGTTCTACCCAGAGGTCACTTTAAGTCAACTATTTTAGGGCATGCTTTTAGTGTTTGGAGACTTTTGACTGCTCCAAGAGATATGTCCATACTTTATTTATCTTATAGTGATGGTATGGCTAAATACCACATTGCAGAAATAAATAAGATAATTGCAAGGAATCCTGTAATTACAGAAATGTTAGTAAACAGAAACCCTAAA